GCTGCTTGAGGATTTTTAGCGTTTCAGTTTTGGCGTAGGAATCGTCCGGTAGCTTAGGCAAGTATCTCATCAAAAAATCAAAGTCCTGCTGAATCCGCCGGACAGCGACTTCCAGCGCGGAGTAGTTGATTCCAGAGTAGTGTGAGTAGCTCGACTGCGGAGCGGGACGGTTTTCCGGGTGCAGAATCTCGTGCACGATCTGCTTACGGTTCGGAAAATCGGCTCTGGCGAGGCGGTGCATATCGGCATCACGGACTTTGAATTGCCCAGACAGGATTTTTTCCTGCATACCGGGCACCATCTGTTCCATGATCTCCACGCCCCGCATGAACTTTTCAGAACGGGCAACGTAGGATTCGCTGACATTGTTCCGCTCTGCAATCTGCTTACGAACACTTGCTTCCGCAGAGGTGGGAGGAATTGTGTCAATTTGACACAATTCCTCCGGGGCGTTTTTCTTGGCAGCAGCCGTGTGCTGGTTGTTGCCGTTTCCACCGGGCTTCCGATGCTCCACACTGTACTGCTTTCCAATGAGGAACTTCTTCTGCTCCGGGGTCAGATTACGCCGCCCCAACTGATTCTTGCAGATCCATGCGAGGACTTCTTCTCTGCTTTCAAACGGGAGCGGCATGGTGGAGAAAGAGATTTCGGGATGCTCCTGAACGATTTCATAACGATTGTGGCCATCAACAAGGGTATTACCCCAAACAATCAAAGGAGAAATCAGCTTGCCCTCTTTGAGGATGTTTTCTTCAAGCTGCTTAAATTCATCATCGGTCAGAGGGGGAATCTGGGACTGGAACTCCGGGTCGATTTTCAGATTGATCATACGCACACTCCTTTATCTCTGCTGCTGCGTCTGTTCTTCCTCCCGGAAAAAGGACGCAACATTCTGCTTTGCGGTTTTCAGTTTGAGCAGTTCTTCCTTGGTTTCCTTGTACTGCTCGTAGAACTTTGCCTTTTCGGATGCCAGCTGCGCATACTCGGCTTCCAGCTTTTTCGGGCTGGGCAGCTTTGTAATGTTGTTTGCCTTGAAATAGGCTGCTGCCGCCCGGTATGCTGTCAGCTCTGCACGGTGCTGTTCTTCAAAGGCTGTGGGTCGTTTGGCAGTCTTTAACTGCTGTGTGACGCTCTTGGTACTGGCGTAAGCTGCGACATGATAGCACAGTTCTTTGTTGACTTTCATGCGACCTTCGAGGTCTTTCACCACCGCCAGCGAGTCGTGATACTTGGTTTCCAGTTCGGTGATGCGCTGGTTCAGAGCGTCCTCGTCGGTCAAGCCCTTTTCCTGCAGAAGCTTCACGGTCTGTGCCATAACTTTGAGATTGTGTTTCGTGAGCCAACGCTTATAGCCGATGCCTTTGCCCTCGGTCATCTTCGACTGGATGTCAATCAGTTTCCCGATGGTATCCTGCTTGAACTGCGACTTGGGTTTGCGTTCGGCATTTGCCTGCAACGTGGCAAGCACTGCCGCCTTATCGAACTTGTCGCCGAGATGTTTTGCCCGGATAAACTTGTTCCTGCCAGCAGGCAGATAGCTCAGACACCCACGGCTTTCCTTGACAGCAATGCCATACTGCTGCATGAGCCTGTCAGAAAAATCTTCAAGGCTCACAGCGCGATACAGCACCGAAGAAATCTGCTTCCGCAGGGTATCTTTTACGGTTTCAAACTTCTTCTGCTGGGACGGTTGTCCGGCTGCGGTGAGGGCTGCGTTTGCAAGGTCGAGCTTCTGCTGACCGCGCCTGCGCGCCCAATACTCAGCTTCGCTAACACGCTCTTTCGAGCCGTTGAGCAGGTCGATCTGGTACAGTCCGGCACCCTCGCACAGTTCCATGACCTCGACACGGAGGTGCCGCATAGTCTGGGCGGTGCTGGAGTGCTTCATGCCCTCGCGCCAATCGCGGGGCTTCTGCATATAGGGCTTGCGTTCCACTTCTCGCGTTCGGGTGCTGCCGATCACGATGTGGACGTGGATGTTTCCCGAATGGTTGTGCCCATCGGGGTGAGTGCAGACGATGGCAGGATGACCGGGAAAATTTTCAGAACAAAACTTCAGGCCAAGTGCCTGTGCCTTTTCCATGGTCAGGCCGTTGTCGGCTGCATCTCTGGGGTCGAAGCTGATGATATACTGATGGCTCTTAATATCATCGCGTTGGGTGTTCTTGCCATACTTGCGGTTTGCCAGCAGACAGGCCGTTGCGAACGAGAAATCGCCGCACTCAAGGGTGTCGAGCAGGTACGAATCCCGCAGCTTCGGCTTGCCGTGCTCATCCAGAAGTTGCTTTCCGGTGAACGCGTCGTGCTGGTAAACGAGGTACGCTTCGATGGCGGTGTAGTCCGAGTTTTTATTACAATTCGATTATTCAAATCGTTGGCAACAACATCGAGTATGGCTAAACAGGATAACTATAAGAAAGAGAGGACCGAAACGGCCCTCTCTTTTCATTTTTCGGATTTTGGGATGCGCGGGTATATCTCAATGGTGAAACCATCAGGGCTCTTTTTTCGCTTCTCGTTTAGCTTCTGATAGACGACCTTTTCGAGCACCTCTTTTAGGAGAGCATTTTTCTCCTCGGCCGTTTCGAGCAGCGGGTACACGTCGAGCAAATTCTTAACCTTAGGGATGATGTCACGGCGGCTGGTCTCCCGGAGCTTCTCCTCGGTCAACTCACGGGAGCAGCGGGCGACACTATCCTTTGCGGCAGCGATTTTGTCGGAGAGCATTCGGGAGCGGGACAGAAAGGTGTCTGTGTCGTAGATGCCCTGCTCGAGGAAGTCGTGTGTACGTTCGAGCTGCTGCTGTAATTTGCGGAGCTCGGCCTCCGCGCTGGCGAGAGCTTTTTCCCGGACGCCGACCGACGACACGGAGGACGACGCGGCAGCGGAGCTCCACTCGAGTTCATACCCTTTCATCCATTCGGAGAGACCCTGTATGACACGCTCCTCGACGATGGGAAGATAGCTGGAGCAATTCGGGCAGCCGCGACGAGGGCAGCGCACGACCGGCATATCTGGATGGACAGGGTTTATCATCCGCATCATCTGCCTGCCGCACTCGGAGCAGACGAGCAGACCGGCCAGAGGATTCCGGACAACCTTTTCTTTGTGCGTGGAAGTATTCTCACTCCGGGTGAGCTTATCGTTTGCGAGCTCAAATGTTTCTTTCGGAATGAGCGGAGGGTGAATGCCTTTGAATATGCACTCTTTCTCTGGGTCGGCAGGACCGCGTACAGAAACGACCTTGCCGTCAACTACTTTCTTCTTCGTCTCACGGCTGCCCCAGCGCACCATGCCGATGTACGTCGGATTCTTGATGATTCCGCGAATGGTGATTCTTGCCCATTGCGAACCGGACGGAGACGGGATGTGCATATCGTTGAGCCTCGTGGCGATTGAACCCAGAGACAGCGGGCGAGCGGAACCATCCTCGTCCTGCAAACCGACCGTGTACAGGTCGAAAATCATACGGACTATTGCGGCCTGCTCCTCGATGGGCTCGAGTGAGCAGCCCTTTTCGTTTTTGAGCTTTACCCGACGATAACCAAAGGGAGCCAAACCGGACGGCCATTTGCCCTCTTTGGCGGAGGCAAGGCGACCACGCTGCAACCGGCGGTTGATGATTTTGTACTCGCGGCGGCTCATAAACAAGCCGAACTCAAAATACTCCTCGTCGAACTCGTTGTCGGGGTCATACGTTTTTATAGGAGTTATTATTTTTGTCCCAGAGAACTTGAATGTCTGCGCGATGATGCCTTGGTCGATGGTGTCGCCGCGCGCCAGACGCTCGACCTCCATGACGAGGACGCCGGACCAGACGCCCTGCTCAACCTCGGAGAGAACCCGCTGCATCATCGGGCGGGCAGCGATGGTGTCACCAGAGACGACCTCACGGTAAATATCGGTTACGTTGAGATGCTGCCTTTTCGCCAGCTCGAGCAGAGTGTGCTCGTGCCGGGAGAGCGTTTCGCCCTCGCCGTGCGCTTCGGCCTCGAGGTCGGAACGAGACTTGCGCAGGTATATGAGATACTGCTCCATGATGACCTCCAAACAAAAAGACCCGCGCCGGAGCGCAGGCCAATAGGTTACTTGTTGCTGTCTTTTAAGGCCGCAACGTCAGCCTGCAAGAGGCTATCCAGAATAGAGGCGGTTTTGGCCTTGAGCGTGTTCTGCTTCTCCATAATCTGCGGGAAAGCATCTGCCAGGTCTCCCCCGCAATCAGCGAGGATGCTCTTTATCTCGCCGCGACCGGTTTGCAGCTCAGAGAACAGCTCGCGGTACAGGGCCAGCTCTGCTGCGTTCTGCGCGTTCATACACCGAGAGAGCAGCACATAGACCGAATCGAACGTCGAGGAGACGACGGCGCGGAGCTCTTTCGAGAGGGCGTCATATCTACGCTTGAAGTTTGCATTGTCCTGACGGAACGCCTCGTTACCGTGGGCGCGCTCATCCTCGCGGCCCAGCAGATAGTCAGTGGTTACCCCGAAATAGTCCGCCATCTGGCAGAGCAGGGCGAAATCTGGCTCTTTGCCCTCGGTCTCGTAGCCGGAGACCGTAGTGCGCTGCTTACCGCAGAGGCGGGCAAACTCGGCCTGCGTCAAATCTTTCTCCTTGCGGAGCGCGACCAACCGTTCAGAAAACTTATCCATACAGACGTACCTCCCTAAGACTTATATATTGTATCACAAAAATCCCCTCACGGGGACAAATGACGCTAATTGCGTCATAAATAGCAAAAATTTTTGAAAAAAACTTGACTTTGACCCAATTAGGGACTATAATAGACCACAGAAAGACCCCAAAAGGGTCACACAGAAAGGAGGAGACAGGCGGAATGCGGAAAAAGCTGCAAACGCTCCGAGAGGGCGCAGGCTATACCCAGCAGACTTTCAGCGAGCGGCTGGGCGTGAGCCGGAGCCACTACGCACAGATTGAGAGCGGAGACAAGAATCCGTCCCTCAAGCTGAGCCTGAAAATCAAGCAGGCCCTCGGCTATCCCTACGACGACCTTTTTTTTAACCCGAAGCGACCCGTTTCGCGTCATTGACGCGAAACGATGACGCCAAAAGCAAACATTTGGCGTTTCCTTGTAAATATTTTAACCGAAAGGAGGCACGGGATAAATGCCTAAAATGGCAACGAAAGCCGCAGATAACGTGTTCTACAAGGCACGAATCGCAGCGGCATCGTGGAACGACCGGTTAGGCAGCAGAGAGGGTGCGTCAGAGGTGACCGGCATCGACCGGACGCGGCTCGCCAACATCGAGCTCGGAACCATCAACCCGCACCCGGAGGAGGTCCTGATGCTGTCGGACACCTACAACGCGCCGGAGCTGCAAAACCATTTCTGCTCGCACCTCTGCCCGCTCGGCATCGGGACGATTTCACCGATTGAGCTGGAAGAGCTCGAGCGGGTCACATTGCAGCTCATTTCGGCAATGAAGTCGTTACCGGAGGTCAAGGACGGAATCATCGACATCGCGGCCGACGGCGTCATCGACGCGAAAGAAAAGCCGCGCATGGAGCAGTACCTCGAGGTACTCGACGAGATAACGAACAAGGCTCAGACCTTGAAGCTCATTTACAGAAAGCAATTCGGAAAACAGGAGGTGTAAAAAGTGTTGGAGGCGAAGCAGAGCGGGAACGTCGTGGAGGACTTCACCATCGGGAACACCCGAATCAAGATTTGCGACGACTTCTGCCGGACCCGGACGAGCGGAGAGGTCAAAGAAATCCTCGACCGCGTCGCACGGAGGACGGTCGGCTCGCTCGTAGCAGCCGCCACACCTGATTATGGATGCGCTTAAAAGAAAGATGGAGATTGCGGCTGTTGCGTTTTTCTGCACAGTCACCGCACTCATTGCGGTTTGCTCCTGCGCAACGACGGCCGCAGCAAACCTCGCACGGCAGACGGCGGCAGAACCGGTTACGGAATATGTGACGCTCGCCTACACGGAGGTGCAGCCAGAGGACGAACAGGAGCCGGAGCTCCTCTACGACGTACCCATGAGCGACGAGCTGCAACGGTACGTCCGGGAGCAGGCGGAGCGGCAGGGCGTCCCGTTTGAAATCGCCATCGCCGTCATCGAGCGGGAGAGCAGCTACCAGCCGGATGCGGTCAGCGACACCGGAGACTTCGGCCTCATGCAGATTAACATCTGCAATCACCGCTGGCTCTACGAGGAGCTCGGAATTACGGATGTGATGGACCCGGAGCAGAACATCGAGGCTGGCTTATACATCCTCGGGCGGGCGTTCCAAAAGTACGACGACCCGGACAAGGCTCTCATGGCCTACAACATGGGCGACAGCGGCATGAAATCAGCGTGGAGCAAGGGCCAGCACAGCAGCAAATACAGCCGCGCAGTCATTGAGACGGCGCAGGCCCTCAAGAGAAAGGAGCACTAAATGGACTGGAAGATTCACAGAGCGATTCTCATTGCGGCCATCTGGATTGCAGAGGTTCTCTCGGCCGGTATCTGCGGATTCATCGCCGCGCTGGCGCTCATTCCGGCCAGCTACGCAGCGCGCGGCTACTTCGCCTTTGGTGGCGAGTGGCTTATCGTGCTCGGCGTCACACTGCTTGCGTTCCACGTCATCAACAACGCATTCTTCAAGATGCTCAAGAACCACTGAAAGGAGGTGAACCACATGGCTGAACAGAACCTTTTCTGCCTCTGCGGCAGATGCTCGCGCAAGCTGCGCAGCGCGGCTGCCCGTCGCGTCGGTATGGGCTCGACCTGCTGCCGCAAGGAGACAGGCAAGACCATCACCCAGTTGCTCAAGGAGCTGGACGAGCAGGAGGCCGCAGCAGCGGCAGAGCAGCAGGAGCCGGATACACAGGCATAAAAAAAGAGCCGCGCTCGAAAGCGCGACCCTCTTGTCGGACAAGCCTATTGTATCTCGCTCCACATCAAAAGTCAACAGGAGCGTGAACCATGAACGAACAAAACAAACACGCTGCGCTCACCATTGCGCAGCAGTACCCGCCCGCGCAGTACAACCTCCTCGTCCCGATGCAGACCGTGACGGAGATTGCCGACATCCAAAAGCCGGTGATGAACTCCGTGAAAATCAGCACCGACCTCAATGACGGCGAAATCTATGAGATGGAGAAAGCCAAGGACGAGTGGCGCGACAGCAAGGGGTACGTCCACAAAGCGACCCCGGCCAAGTACGCCCTCACCAAAAAGGGCCTCACCAAGCTCATGCGGGCCGCAGGCATCAAAATCCTTTCCAGCCGCCCGGTCGTCCCGTCCACCTGCCAGAAGTGCGCGGAGGTCAACCGCAGCATTGGAAAGCCGATTCGCTGCGGCGGATGCCCCAACAAGGACGTCAAGCACGAGGTCCGAATCAGCGTCCCGCAGCTCACCGGAGAGAACGTCACCATCGTCGCCCATAAGGAAATTGCGGTGGATGATGTGACGGCTGGGATGACGGAGAAGCAGCGGGCAGAATTTATGAAGTTCCGCAGCGAGATGTGCGAGAGCAAGGCTCTCAACCGCGCCCTCCGAACCGCGATGCAGATTAAGTCCAGTTACCTTATCGAGGAGTTCGGAAAGCCCTTTGTTGTGGCTTACCTCGTCCCGAACCTTGACAATCCGACCGTCCGTGAGGAGGCGGTAAAGTCCATGTTTGGCGCGGCGAATGACCTGTACGGCAGCCGCCCGAAAACCAGCCACACGGTCTATGTGGACGATGACGACGACGGCTATGTGCAGCCGGAGCCGGATTTTGAGGTCGGACAGGAGCAGCCCCAGCAGGAGCAGCAGCCCGAGAGACCGGCGCAGCGGCCTCGCCAGCAGCAGCCCGCGCCGAGTAACCGACAGCAGGGCCGGAACGGCGACAGCGAGTTCTGCGCGGACTGCGGTAAGCAGGTCGGCCTCGACGTAGCAGAGTACAGCCGCAAGCATTTCGGCGGAGTGGCTTATTGCCGCGACTGCCAGAGAAACCATACATGGAGGAAATGATTATGATGATTCTTTCGCAGGACGGCATGGTCGCCGTCAATTCGGACAACGTGGCAATGTTTGAGGTCAAGGAGACTGAAACAATCCCTCACGAGGCACAGCTCTGCGCAACCATCCTTATCACGAACGGCGCGCGGTTCCATCGCCTTATCGGGACTTTCAAAGGCCCGGACCGCACCGAGCTTGCAAAGCTCGCGCTGGACTACATTTCGTTCAGCATCAGCTCCGGCCACAAGTGCTCTACGCAGGTTCCGACCGAAGATGAAATGAGGGATATTCGGAACAGAAAGTCTTGCGCAGATGCAGCGCGGCGCGGCAAGCTCGACGACATCATCAAGGAGCTGCTCAAGGAGGATATGTGATGCTGAAAGTATTGCATACGGGAGACTGGCATATCGGCAGCTTTCCCGGGCCGGAGGTCAACGGCCAGAACGCCCGCTTTCAGGACATCTGCCGCTGCCTCGATTTTCAGGCGATGTACGCAGAGGAGCACCGGCCGGACCTTATCGTCGTTTCCGGCGACATCTTCCATCAGGCCCGTGTGTGGTCGGACCGAGGCCTCCGCGAGAGCCGGACGGCCATCGACCACATCCGGCGGCTTTCCAATGTTGCCCCGACAGTCGTGCTGCGCGGCACTCCGAACCACGACAGCGAGGAGCAGTTCGAGATGCTGACGACGGCTTTTTACGGCGATGATTCGGTCAGCGTCGTAACGGAGCCGGAGGTGCTCCACATCCACACCTACCACGGGCAGCGCGTAGATGTGGCGTGTATTCCGGGCTTTGACCGTGGCGTACATCGGGCAGCGCACCCGGGCCTCTCTCGAGAGGAGGAAACGCAGGTGTTCACGGACGAGCTGGCAAAGGTCGTTCTCGGCCTGAAAGCACAGTGCGAGCCCGGTGTGACGAGCGTCCTGTCCACGCACTTCACCGTCCCGGGATGTAACATGGAGAGCGGCCAGACCGCGCTATTTGCACAGTTTGAGCCCGTCATCTACCCCGACACTCTGAAAGCCGCAGACTTCGACCTCGTGGCACTTGGCCACATCCACCGGCCGCAGCAGCTCCCGGAGGCAGGCCGCGCGGTGTTCTACTGCGGCAGCATTACAGGTCTCAACTTCAACGACGAGGGCCAGCCGCGAGGCTTTTACATCCACGACATCGACGACGACGGGGAGGCGTGGAGCGAGTACGTCGAAACGCCCTACCGGGAGTTCGAGACCATCCGCCTCGGAGAGGACGACGTCCGCGCAATGCTGAGTGCAGAGCGAGTTGTTGTACCCGACCGCCTCAAGGGGAAAATCGTCCGCGTTCTCTACACCTGTTCGGACGAGACAAACAAGGCTTTCAACAAAGCTGTCCTTGAGAAAAGGCTCTATGACGGCGGCGTGTTCTACGTCTCCGAAATCACGCCGGAGGAAATCACGACAAGTGTGAACCGCGACGAGCTCCACGGCGACAACAGCCCGGAGCAGAACCTCGCGGAGTACCTCACCGAAAAGGAAAAGAGCCCGGAGGACGCCCAGCGCATCATTGAGTTAGCCCGTCCGATTATCTCGGAGGCGATGGAAAAAGGCCGCCTTGAGACCCCGACCGGCGTGTTTATGCCGGTGGAGATTGAGGTCAAGAACTACCGCAACTACCGCGACGAGCTGTTCAGCTACGACGGCATTTCCTTTGCCACCATCAACGGCGAGAACGGCGCAGGTAAGTCCAGCCTGTTTATGGACGCTATGCTGGACGCCCTTTTCGAGGAGCCCCGGGAGGGCGACCTCACGGGCTGGATTTGCAACGACCCGGATGCCCGCAGCGGCTCCATCAAGTTTACATTCTACCTCGGAGACAAGCTGTACCGCGTGACCCGTACCCGCACAAAGAGCGGCAAGGCGACGCTGAATCTCTCCGAGTATGTGGACGAGAGCTGGCAGAACCGCAGCGCGGAGAAATACCGCGATACGCAGGCCATCATCGAGAACACCATCGGCATGGACAGCCTGACGCTCAAGGCGACTGGGCTTATCATGCAGGACCAGTACGGCCTCTTTTTGCAGGCCGACAAGGCGGACCGCATGGCAATTCTCGGAAACATCCTCGGCCTCGGCATTTATGACCGCATGGAGAGCATGGCGGCCAACAGGGCAGCAGACGCCAACCGGGAGCTCCGGCGCATCGCGGATTTGCAGGAGGAGACCGGGCGGACGATGCCGGACAAGGCAACGGTCGAGGCGGCCATGAACAAGACGGCCGTCGAAAAGGCCAGCGCGGTAGCAGACAGAGCCATCCACACAAAGGCCATGAGCGAGGCGCAGACAAAGCTCGACATTGCCAAGCAGGCGCAGAAGCGGTCGGAAAAGCTCGCCAGCGAGCTCGGCTCTTGGATTGCGGAGAAGAACGCGAACGCCAGCGCGCAGGCGGTTAGCAGAGCGCAGATTTCTGATGCACAGGCTCTCCTCGATAAGCGCGAGGAGGTCGAGGCGGGCAGCCAGAGTTACGAAAAACTTTCCGCGCGGCGGGAGGAGCTGCTGGGAACGGCGGCCCTGATTCAGCCCAAGGAAGAAAAGATGCGGGACGTTATGGCCGCGCTCTCCACCCAGCGGAAAAAGAAAAGCAGCCTCGAGGCCGAAAAACTTTCTGCACAGGCAACGTGTTGGAGCTATGAGCAGGCCCTCGCGGACTATGACGAGCTCGAGCGGAAAGCAGCAGACCTCGCAGGAGCGAGCGAACGGCTCACCGCGCTGGAAGAACAGGACGAGCAGTATCTCGCAGCAGACCAAGAGGCCATGAAGCTGCTCCAAACCAAGAACGCAGAAACCGCGCGGATACAGTCTTGGCTCGACATAAAAGAGAACGAGGTCACACATATCCGCTCCCGGGCCATCATGCTTGAAACCTGCGGATGCCCGGTCGAGAACCCGGAGTGCCGTTTCCTGCAGGATGCAGTGGAGGCGAAAAAGAAACTGCCTGCGGCCGAGACGGAACTGGAAACCTACCGGCAGCAGGCCGAGGAGCGCGCCGAGCAGCTCGACGCTGAGTATCAGGCCGCAAAGAAAAAGGCAACGGGCCTCAACTGCCGCAAGGATTTGCAGGCCCAGCGTTTCCTCGTTGCAGACCTGCGGAAAGCCTCGGAACGGTTCGCAAAGCTGACGGCGCAGAAAGAACGCCTCGCAGAAGTTAAAGAGCGCATCAAGGCCATCGACGAGGAACTGGAAACCATCCCGGCCAATATCGAGAGCCTCGAGGCAGACCGTTTCGTCGTTGAGGACGAGCTGAAAAAGCTCCGGCAGAATGCAGCGGAGCTCGCCAGCATTGAAACGCAGCTTTCGGACGTTAAGAAATACATCGAGCTGGAAAAGCTGCTCCCGGCAGCGGAGGCTAAAAAGAGCGCAGCGCAGACCCGCCTCACGGAGCTCCTGACCTACGCAGAAAAGACCCGGACGGCGATTGATGGCATCAATGCGGAGATTCTGACCCTCGCAAAGGCGCAGGCTGATGTTGACGAGCTCAAGGAACAGTACGCGGAGGCGGATGCAGCCCTCACGGTGGACAATATCCGTATTGAAGAGCTGGACCAGCAGGCCGGACACAGCCGCAGGCAGATGGAAGAAATCGAGACGGCAGAGGCAAAGCTCGAAGTCCTTCGCCGTCAGGCGACGGAACAGGGCCAGATTGCAGCGGGCTACGAGGAGCTCAAGCGGGCTTTCTCTCAGGACGGCATTCCGCATAACATCGTCCGCAGCATCGTCCCGCTGTTCGAGGCGACCGCGACGAGCATCATCAGCCAGATGTCGGGCGGCCACATGAGCATCGAGATGCGCATGGAAAAGACTCTCAAGAGCAACAGCAAGAAAGAGGTCACCGCGCTGGACATCATCGTAAACGACGCAGCGACCGGAGCTCTGCCCTATATGAGCCGTTCCGGCGGCGAGCGTGTTAAGGCGGCCCTCTCGGTCATCCTTGCGCTGGCGGAACTCAAGAGTAGCACCGCAGGAGTGCAGCTCGGATTCCTGTTTATTGACGAACCGCCGTTCCTCGACGACAAGGGTGTACAGGCCTACTGCGACGCCCTCGAGGCCATCCAGAAACGGTATTCCTCGCTCAAGATTATGGCTATCACTCACGACCCGGAGATGAAAGCCCGTTTCCCGCAGGCCGTTGACGTTGTAAAGACGGCAGAGGGTAGCAAGGTCATCTACTCTTGAAATCACCAGCAGAAAGGAGGTGCGAGACTTGGGAAGAAGCAACAGGCAGACCGCCGACTACTTCCCCCATTACGTCGGGGAAAAGAGCCGGACAAAGTTCATCCTTGAAAAAAACTGGGGAAACGACGGGTATGCCTTTTGGTTTAAGCTGCTCGAACTTCTTTGCGCGGCAGACGGCCAGTATTACGACTGCTGGGACAAGATGGGCTGGGAGTACCTACTCGCCGTCACCGGAGTTACAGCCGAAACGGCGGAGGCCATCCTGAACACGCTCGCCTCCATGGGCAAGGTTGACAAGGAGCTGTGGGAGAGCTGCCGCGTCATTTGGGTGCAGTCCCTCCTTGAGAACCTCCGCCAGCTTTACTCCAAGCGCACCGCAGCACCGACGAAACCGTCGGTCGATAACTTTCCCGGCCGCAGGGTGGAAAGCCCTGCACAGGAGCCTGCAGCGGCCACAGAGGCGGAGGGAACGCCACCGGCCGTACCGGAGCCCACGCCGGAGGAGCACGACAAACCGAAAGCTCCCCGGCGTAAAGCCGGGAGCCTCTCGGCAGAGCAGGCCGAACGGTTTGACCGCTTCTACGCGGCCTACCCGAAAAAGGTGGACCGGGCCACGGCAGAGCGGGCGTGGGCCAAAATCAACCCGGAGCCGGACGACGCGGCGACCGACAGAATCATCGCGGCGGTTGAGGCCGCAAAGAAATATGACAGCCGGTTCCGGGAGCGGCAATTCACGCCAAACCCGGCAAGCTGGCTTAATGCAAAAGGCTACATGAACGACTACACAGGAGGTGAGCAGCGTGGAAACGATGACGGCTATGCTGGATTCACTCCGTCCGGCGGATTCGGCTCGTTCGGCTGAGACCACACAGCACCGACGGCCGACAAGCAAGGATATTCTGGCTGGTGGTTACAACTGCCAGCGCGAAATCCCGGAGCCGGTCGAGTGCGAGTTCTGCGGCCGGAAACTGTACTACGAGGCCCTCGTGATGGGCCGAACGGTCCTCATGTTTGCCCCGTTCCCGCAGAGATGCACCTGTGAACAGGCAAAAGCCAAATGGGCGGAGGCGGACGCAGAGGAGGCCAGACAAAAGGCGGAGGCCGAGAAAGAGGCGGCGCAGGCCAAACGGCGCGCCAAAATCGAGAGGCTGCTCGGCAGGAGCGGCATCAAGAAACGCTTCCAGCAGCGGACGTTCGCCAACTTCATCCGGGACACCCCGGAGCGGCGGCGGTGCTACGACACGGCCAAAACCTATGCAGACAGCTTTCCACAGCGCGCAGAGCGTGGCGAGGGCCTCTACATAGAGGGAACATACGGAACCGGCAAAACGCACCTCGCGGCCGCCATCGCCTTGCAGCTCATAGGATGCGGCGTCCCGGTCGTCTGCAAGACGTCCGGCGACCTGCTGGCCGACATCAAGGAGGCTTTCGACAACAGCGACGCCACCGAGTACGAGATACTCAAAGCGTACAAAACGGTCGATTTGCTCATTGTGGACGACCTCGGGAAAGAGCAATGTACCGATTGGAGCGTGAGCACCCTCCGGTACGAGGATATGAAGCCGACCATCATCACGACGAACTACAACGCCGACGAGCTGGTGCGAGCACTGACCCCGAAAGGCGGAGACGGCACAAAAGCCCGGGCCATCATAAGCCGCCTGCGGGAGGTCTCAACGGTCATCACGATGGCGTGGCCCGATTATAGAACAGGAGGCAGCAGACGTTGAAGTACATGAAATTAACTGACGAGCAAAAAGAACGGCATCCATCAATCCATTATACCGGCAGCGTCCGAGGCATGAAAAAGCTCGGATATTGGGGCAAACATGATGTATGCGTTCGGTGCGGTCAGTACATCTACAACATCTCTATTTGGCTGGACCCGAACCGCTCGAATAAGACCGAAAGGCCAAAAGAGGAGCTGCCGCAGGCGTATTTGGATATTCTCGAGAAACGTGAATGGAGCGTTTGCGATTATACGGACGACGGCCGCGTTGAGCTCGAGTGGTATTCACCGGCCGGAGAGGACTTCATTGTCTGCGTGAAAGTCGAGAACTTCCCGGACGAGATTCTGGACTACTCCGACAGCTTTGACCCGGACGAGCATATTGCGATGTGGATTGAGGCAAAGCAGAACGGTACGAAGGGCGTTCCGGGCGCGCGGCAGATTGTCCACGACGCGGAGGAAATCGAGAAAGAGCTTGACGAGCTCGCATTTGAATTGCAGGAGGCAGAGAGAAAATTATGGCCTACAGATATTACAGC